GGTCACTGGTCGCTACAAGAGAGATTGGATTCTTGCCTGGTAGTCACGATGATAAGGCAGATATTTACCAGATTCCTTATAAGAATATGGTGAAGTATATGTTCCAAATGCCTTCTGATGCTGACTTTGAAATGCTCTATGGAAATCTAAAGTCACAGGAAACAGTTAAGTTTTGGAGCACCTCATTCTTAAGAGGCACAACTCTTGATAATGCAATCATCATTGTGGATGAATTCCAAAACCTTTCATTTCACGAATTGGATTCTATCATTACTCGTGTGGGTGAAAATACCAAGATTTGTTTCTGCGGCGATGCTTCTCAATCAGATTTGCAGAAAACAAACGAGCGTAATGGTATTGTAGACTTTATGAATGTGTTGCGTAAAATGCATTCTTTTGATATAATTGAATTTGGTGTAGAAGACATTGTTCGTTCTGGACTTGTTAAAGAATACATTATCGCTAAATTGGATGCTGGTTTTTAATGTTTAATCATATTGATATTGAACTCCCAAAGTTAGAGCGTGAGACAATAGATGGTGTTAGGTATTATAAAGTGCCTGATGATGAAGAACTTCTTAAACTAGTTTCAATCACTTCTGTTACGAGTCATTTCAATCGTGAAATATTTGTCAAGTGGCGTAAAAAGGTTGGTGAAGAAGAGGCGCAGAAGATTACTAAAGCGGCTACTTCTAGAGGCACGGATATGCATTCTCTCGTTGAGAATTATCTTTACAATCAGGATCTCCCGCCTGTTCCGCCGCTTCCGGATTTTCTTTTTAAGATTGCGAAAACGGAACTTAATCGTATAAATAATATCTATGCTCTTGAAGGATCCCTATATAGTAAGCAACTGGGAATTGCAGGGACTGTTGATTGTATCGCAGAGCACAATGGTGAATTAGCAATAATTGACTTTAAGACTTCTAAAAAACCCAAACCACGGGAATGGATAGATCACTATTTCGTTCAGTGTATGGCGTATGGAGCGATGTTCTATGAACTCACAGGCATCCCCATCAAAAAACTTGTAATCATTATGTCTTGTGAAAATGGAGAATGTATCATTTATGAAGAAAGAGACAAATCAAAGTATCTCAAATTACTTACCCAATATATTAGAACATTTGTTAGAGACAAACTCGCAGAATATGGAACCAAATAAAGAACTAGAACAGGTCATAGAAAATAAGTTTCTGACTCCTTCAAAGTTTGCTCTAGAAATAGAGAAAATTGTAATTGAAGAAAATTTCAATTATATTGATGCAATTTGTCATTTTTGTGAGATTAACAATCTTGAGGTTGAGTCAGTCACAAAACTTATTTCAAAACCTCTAAAAGAGAAGTTGAAATATGATGCGATTAGTCTAAACTTTATGAAACGTACATCAAGAGCAAAACTGCCTTTATGATTGTGACGCCTTTTGAAGTCTATCAAAATTATTTAAGTCTCAAATCACACTTTACAAATCCCAAATACGACTACTTCAAATACAATAAAAAAGTTAGAGCAACTCTAACTTCCTTTAATCGTCGCAAAGATAAGTATTTCTTCGAACGCACTTCGCGCAAACTATCTGACAAAGAAGTCGTAGATTTTTTAGTATCAAACTTTGTAGCATCAGACAACCCGAGTAATTTATGGATTGGTTCTTTAATAAATGGCGGAGAGCAAGTTTATACAGAATGGATGCGACGACAGCAGAGTTTAAGTTACTTGTTCAAGGAACAAAGCAACGAATTGTTCTCGCAGACAAAATTAGAGGATGCCTTGAATTGCTCCAAAGGACATCCACCAATTCTAAAAAGTTTTTTAAGCGGTAAAATTTGCTTGGAAACTTTGGTAATCTATGATAAAATATTTGGGTTTAGTAAAAAGTTTGATAAGAAATTATTAGACCCAGTGTGGGAAACCGTCAGTTTAAAGATTGTAAAGTATGCCCCCTTTCTAAATACAGACATATTCCAGTATAAAAGAATTTTACGGGAAATCATCGATGAGTAAATTTTTTGATTCTGATATTATTCAGGAAGAACTGAAAGAAATCAATCAGTTACAAGAGAGTATTTACGGAAGTATTCTTTCTTTTGGTATGATGGATCGTGAAACGAAACTGGAACATATTGAAAAACTTGAAATGTTACTTGAAAAACAACGAGTAATGTATACAAGACTATCTCTTTCTGATGACCCACAAGCGGTTATAATGAAAGATAATCTTCGTAAATCAGTTGCTCTGATGGGATTCCCACCAGAGACTGATATGGGAGTGCTGTTTAGTAGTATGACCAAAACCATAGAATCTCTCAAGCAATACATTGACGGTTGAGAGCATTTTTGCTATAATATCCAAGGAATCCAATTCATCCCATTTATCCAACGTATCTAAAATGAGTTTCGCAAATCTTAAAAAACAATCCAAACTTGGTTCTCTCACCGAAAAACTGGTGAAGCAAGTTGAAAAAATGAACAACTCCGAAAGTTCTAGTGACGATCGCTTTTGGAAGTTGAGTGTTGATAAAGGCAATAATGGTTATGCAGTCATTCGTTTTCTTCCTGCTCCTGATGGAGAAGACCTGCCGTTTGTCAAGGTTTATAGTCACGCATTTCAAGGACCTGGTGGTTGGTTGATTGACCAGTGCCTTACTACAGTAAATCAAAAGTGTCCAGTGTGCGAATACAACTCCGGACTCTGGAACAATGGCACTGATGCTGGTAAAGAAGTTGCTCGTAAGCAGAAGCGTAAACTGACTTATGTGAGTAATGTTTATGTTGTCAAAGACCCTGCGAATCCTGAAAACGAAGGTAAGGTCTTCCTCTTTAAGTATGGTAAGAAAATCTTTGATAAGATTATGGAAGCAATGCAACCTGAATATGAGGACGAAACTCCGATTAACGCATTTGACTTCTGGCAAGGTGCAAACTTCAAACTGAAGGCAAAGAGTGTTGCTGGTTATCGTAACTATGATTCCAGTGAGTTTGCGACTCCTGGTGCTCTTCTGGACGATGATGATGCAATGGAAGCAATCTGGAAGAAGCAGTATTCGCTTACTGAATTTGTTGCTGCCGACCAGTTCAAGACTTATGATGAACTGAAGAAGCGTCTTGACTCTGTGCTTGGTGCTAAGACTTCTACTCGTCTTGATGAAGAAGTTGAGGATGAAGACGATACTCGTGGTTCAGTTCGTGACCTTGATGATGGTCTTCGTAGTGAACTCAATAATCTTCAACCCACTCGTCGTGCTGCTGCTCCAGTGGAAGAAGATGAGGATGATGACGCACTTTCATACTTTGCCCGCTTGGCAGAAGACTGATGTGTATGAGGAGGAGAGAATTCTCCTCCCTTAAAATGGAATTGTAACTTTCGTATTTTCTGTTTTAATCAATTTATCACTTACATACTGCGATGATCTATCATAAATCATCGCTTTTCTTGTATCGTTGATAACTTGTTGCAGGTATCTTGGTTTGAGGACATAAATGCCTCTTTTATCATTATTTTTTAGCACTTCATACTCATAATTACTCACACCCACAATTGGATCTGAAATACGAATAACATTTGCTCCAAGTTGAGTTGCATCATTCGTATAAAGATTTCCATCGTAAGTATAATAAATTTTAAAGTCTTCATCAACAACTTGACCAGAAGGAAGAATTAAACGGTCTTCTGGGTCTTTGACTTCTGTGGTCTCATAATGATGGACTGCATTCAAATCATTTCCATAAATTGATTCTGCATAATCATAAACTTGTTTGTCAGAGAGTGGCCATTCGTCTCTGACTCTTATGATTCCTGCGGATACAATTACAACCCAATCATATTGAACACTACCATAAAGTTCTTGTGCAACTAACTCTGGTCTTGATCCATCTGGAATCTGATACTTATCAAAGACAGTGAAGACGTTTTGTAAATCATCACGAAGTTTGACTCTACGAAATAGATTCTTTACAGTCACATATTGTTGAGAAGATTTTGAATCCGGTAAAAATGATTGATATTCTAGATTTGGAAGTTCTCTGAAGTAAGTCATCAGTATCCAACTCCTATGTCTGAATTTTTATAATCTTCTGCATAAATTGGTGATAGTTCTTGAAACTGTAGAGTTAATTGCATATGCACTGGAGTTGCGTCAGGATATGTTGCATATTGTGCAGAACCATTATAATTTACACTCATTTGTGTAAGGGCACAAGGTTTGAAAGTATGTAAAAATGGGTGTTGTTTTCCCCCACTCATGTATTGCAATTTAAAAACATTTGGTGCTTTAACAAAAAGACCATTTCCATTTACATCTGGTGTTCCTTTTCTAGGAGTCATGTTTATTTTAAATCTTCTAATGATCTTTTTAATCATTTGAGATTCATCTACAGATCTAGGAACCATATCAAATGTAAAATTAAACGCAGGACGTATTGTAACTCCATTAAAAAGAAGTTCTACATTTTCATTGAATACTTGTCCAGTTGCTCTTGAAATAATTTGGTTAATATTTCCCTGACCTAATGCCGCTTGTAAACCTGCAGCAGCTGCTCCAGCGGCCGCTGCAGATTGTCCTTCTCCAGTAGATAATGCACCACCAATTTTTTCAAAAAACTTTGATCCGGATTTAAATAATGATCCTACAAGATTTGAACTTAGAACTGCTTCGGCACCAGCTGAAGCTAAATTTGCTGCAATAGGATTCATTGTTCCAGATTGCCAATCTGCACCGTTATTATCTTGAATATTTGCAGGCATTGGTAAAATAATGGTTGTTTGAGAAGTTTTGATACTTTCTCTCAATGCATCTTCACTGGTGTCAAGAGCAAAACTATTTTGTCCTTTTAATCCTAAACCTGGTGGTTTATATTCAAGAACTTGTATTTTAAAGTAATCATCTTGTGGCCCAATATTATTACGAGGATATCTTAATAATTCTGCCATTTATTTTTTTAACTATTTATTGCTAATTTCTTATTATTCTTTTATAAGGAATTGATTTTAAAGTATTATATTCTTGAGGTGTTAATTCATATAAACCACTTACTAATCTATCACCATCTTCAGTATTATATTGTCTTATTTTACCCCAATGATAATTAAAAGCACGGAATCCTTTGGGTAACATATCTCCCGCAATAATTAAAGGGTGGCGA